GCGTCGGCGGCGGCGTAGGCGGCGTCGGCGGCGGCGTGGGCGGCGTGGGCGGCGGCGGCGGCGGCGTAGGCGGCGACTTTTGTGTTTTTCTTTTCCGCCGTTGGATTATTCAGATATTTTTTAGCCGCTTCAATCGCCATTTTGGGACGGTTGTCGTCGGGATACTCTTTCTCAAAAATATCCAGAACTTTTTCAGCCGCAAAAATCGCGTATCGGATTTTGTTTTCTCGATTAAGGAACCGAGAAATAGCCCAATTGGCGAATGAGAGTTTATCGCCTTTTATGGCAAGGGCAAGCAATTTTTTAGCGTTGGTTTCGTTTTGGGCGCGGAACCATTCCAGCCCAGGTTCACATGCTTTTTCTCCGTGGATATTGAGTAACATTTTTTCCGTGATTTTCATTTTTTATCCTCTCTCCCTACGGGGACGCGCTTGTAACACAGTATGGCAGCGAGTCTTTTTCCTCCGCGCCGATGCGGACGGGCGCATTTACATGTCACCTTTCCGCATCTTTTCGCCTTCTCGCAAATCACATTCTTTGGTTCGGTCATGGCTTCTCCTGTAATCTTGCCAGCCCACGTTTCGTAAGCATATTGGCTATCATCAACATTTCCTGCGCCGTGATATTGTGAAACAGGTGGCTACAGGAGCCGGTTTTGCCGTCCACCAAAAAAACAAACCATGCCCGTAGTGTTGTGCAACTCTGCGCTCCATTTTTCTAAAAGCGCGGCCTGTTCTGCGTATACGGCTTTATCTAATGTCATGGCTTCACCTCCTTTCCCGCACTCGCGGGAGTTGCAGGCATCGCGCCGTACGATGCGCCTTTCCGCGGCGATGAATAATCCTGCCGGTTGCGCCGGGACTGCGCCAGCTTCGTTTCCCTATCCGCCAGATACCGAGCATGATCGCGCTTGTACGCTCTGCTTTTACGGCTGTGTTTCTTATAAGTGTCGGTCATAACCTCGCTCACATAGTATAAAGCGGTTCATCCGAAACAATCCGCAGTTCCGCTTTCGCCGCTTCATATTCGGCTTTGGTATAGTTCAGTTTTACTGTTAGTCCGTTGCATCCCGTTTTGACCATTTCGCGCAATTGGGCCATATTAAGTTGCATTGTTGTGCCGATTCCCAAAGGTCGAACTCCATAGAATGCATGGCAGCCTACGCAGAATGCCCCGCAAGCCACGTCTTTATGGTCTATGGCTATAATGAGGCTTGCCAGCCTTTTGCCCCACTCCTTGCGGCCTTCTTGCTTAACTCCGGCTATAATTTTATCGCCATCGTAGAAACAGCGGCGGCAACGCTGGTACAATTCGCCCATCTGCTTCACTTCCGGCGTAACTTCTGCGGTTTTGCCTGAATACGCCATTATCGCCTCCCGGCCTTGTTTTCGTAATTCCCCTCAATGACCTTTACAAAATTAGAAGGGCGCACGAGCCATTCAAGATTGCACCCCATGAACGGGCTGTTGGTTTTCCCGGTCAAAAAGTCGCTGTTACCAACGTACTGGAAATATCCCCGCCACCACTCAAGATTCTGGCGTTCAGTCTTTTCTTTCCACCGCGCTGCCAGTAATGCCGCCCGCGCCGGTGTCCACTCCATCACGCGGGGAAGCGTCGGCAAGCACTCATGATAAAGACTTATTATATCTTTGTGAGGGCATTGTGGGACCGGAGCCTGTGCGTCAGCACACTTCCTCTCCCTATCCCCATTCCCTTTTCCATCCCCATTCCCTTTTCCATCCCCATCCCCATCCCCATCCCCATTCCTACCCAACTCTAACGGGTGTTTAACGGTTAAAGGTGCGTTATCTAACGGTTGTCCTACCGTTTGTATTGGTGGTTCGGGAAATTTGCTATCAGATTCCGTATGATGGGGCCGCTGATGCTTGGCAAAGTTCATGATTTGGATAAACCCGCGTCCATCCACCTGATAACGGTTAATGAACCGTTTCGCTCCGGTGCTTAACCGTTGTAGCCCGGAGTCAACATCAACATCCCGAAATGGGAATATCCGGGCCTTGAGTTCTCGCGGCTTATCTTCCAGCCGTCCGGCCTTATCAGCGTAGCACCAAAGAGCAATAAATAGAAGCTGGACATTTGGCGGCAGATCTGAAACGTCGCCGTCCTGAAAGAATTCAGGCTTTATATATCTGATTCGTGGCATCTTGCCCCTCTAAAAAAGCATTGGGACCCCCGCCAGAGGGTCCCAAATTTGTTCGCGGCTGGCGGTCCGCTGCGTGTAAACGCATACATCATACACGATGTGGGCGGGTGTGTCAACTAATTTTTTGACTGAAAATCACAAGCGCACTTGGAAACGGAGCGCTGTTTTTACCGTCGCCGAATTTTAAGCGGCCACGGATAAAACGGATTTCGCCGCGCATGACGTAGTCGTGCCACCATGCGGTATCTGTACGAGCAGGCACCAGCATAACCACCAATGCACCGGCTTGCGCGCTTTCGTAGCCTTTTTTGACCCACGCGCCGATCCCTCGACCGTAAGGCGGATTGCACCAGACACGGCCAAGCCATTTTTGTTCCAACCCGTTTTGCGTTGAATTGAAATAATATTTGCATTTAGCATTTTCTTGCGTGGCGCAGGCATCCAGCGTAAAGCGGAACTCCGCATTCACTTTGTCGAAAAACGCCTGCGGCGTGGCCCATTCTGCCGTCTTGCTGCTATACATTCCGGCATTCATGTTCATATTCTCCCAGGCTTGTCATTAACCTGAATTGGTCCTATTTTGCCTCTCACAAAATAACCCGGTACCTTGAGCGGCGGGACTGGCTTTGCACCTTTTTTGTGCAAAGCGAGGATTTCTTTTGAAGACGGTAAACTGGCGTCCCTTTTGCGGCGCGGATGGCGGTCGAAGTCACGGAAGTCCATTTTTCTTCCTCTCTTTACATGATTCACAGAATGCCCTTTGCACTTCTTCGGATTGAGTGTGCCATTTGATTTTATTGCAATTTTTGCAATCCCGCATGATGTGCCTCCGTGTACCTGTCCGCAATGGGCCGCAATATCACCCTGTCCACTTCTGCCAGCGCGAGCATCCCTGCCAGCATCACCACAAGGCCTATTCCAGCCCCTGCCATGCGCGAAAGGACGCGGTAGGGGATAATGGGCTGCTGCTCAAGTTGCGGCCCTAAAATAGCATCCTGGCGCGTTTTGTGATTATTTGTCATAATTGTCCCATTTCAGGCTGAATGGAGAATGAATAGGCGGATTGCTTAATGGAGAATGAATAGGCGGATTGCTTACAGGAGCCGAGCGCCTTCTGCCCGTTCTGCGTTTTCAGCCACGCCAGCCGCGCCTTTTGCGTGGTAATATGCTCCGGCGCAGCCATGGCAGCGGCTTGCAAGCAATTGCCGCAAATGTGTATTTTCTTTCCTTCGACAGTCCAGCTTCCGGCGGTTTCAGTTTTGCAGTTTATGCAAGGTTTCATTTTTATCCTCTGAAAATATCGGTTTTAGCGTTGCGGCAAGGTCTGGAAATATCTGGCGATCCTTTACGCCAAAGCGGAATACTTTCCAGCCCAAAGATACGGCGGTATTGTATTTTTCGCAGTCTGCAAGGAACCCGGAGCCGCGAGTATGCCGCCCTGCGAACCATACCGCGCCTTCAATTTCTATTGCGATTTTCTGCGCCGGATACGCGAAATCAAAACGCCATTTGCGCGTAGGATGGAAGCGGTATTCCTTTTCCGGCTGAGGCAGTCCGGCGGCGTTAATCATCAGCAGGGCGAAACGTTCAAGATTGCTGGTGGTCATTTGTTCCCTTCCCATTCTTTCAGTATTTTAACCTTGCGGCATCGAACCTTTGTAACATCACAAGGATATACAACTATATCCTTTTTATCGACGGCACATACAAGCACTTTACCGACATTATATGATAGTGCCTGATATGGTGTCGGAGAAAGATGAAGACCTCCTCCGCATTGTCTTTTTTCGTCGCGGTCGAAATCGGGAGCAATGGCTTCTTTCCCAACTTCGTATTTTATTGTACCCGTCTTGAAGTCGCACCCTGTTGTGGGATTGACCGACTTGTAAAGTATGATTTTCCCGTCCTGTTTTTCGCAACCTTCTGCAAAAGATTTAGGCGAAATGGGCGCGTTAAAATCATGCTTTATGTTTACAACTTGTACACTTTTTTGCTTTTTCCCAAATGAAACTTTGCAATTGACGCAAAGTATCAAGGCATTGAAGGAAGCTAAGTTGACGGTCATATCAGCTAGGAATTTGACCATGCCGCCCCTGATGTCATGCACGGTGCCCCCCCAGATGTCATTCACGGAGCCGCCACAGATGGCATGCACGGTGCCGCCACATATGTCATTCACGGTGCCCCCCTTGATGGCATGCACGGTGCCGCCCCTGATGGCATTCACGGTGCCGCACCATATGGCATTCACGGTTCCGCCCCTGATGTCATGCACGGTGCCGCCCCTGATGTCATGCACGGTGCCGTCACATATGACATTCACGGTGCCGCACCAGATGTCATTCACGGTTCCGCCCCTGATGGCATTCACGGTTCCGCCCCTGATGTCATGCACGGTGCCGCCCCAGATGACATTCACTGTGCCGCCACAGATGGCATGCACGGTGCCGCTACATATGGCATTCACTGTGCCCCCCCATATGACATTCACTGTGCCGCCACAGATGGCATGCACGGTGCCGCTACATATGGCATTCACTGTGCCGCCCCTGATGTCATGCACGGTGCCGCCACATATGTCATTCACGGTGCCGCACCATATGGCATTCACTGTGCCGCCCCTGATGTCATGCACGGTGCCGCCCCTGATGGCATGCACGGTGCCGCCACATATGTCATTCACTGTGCCGCCCTTGATGTCATTCACGGTGCCGCCACAGAGTTTTATAGACGCATTTATGGGAGTTGATAAGATATCCCCCAATTTTGCAGAAATTTCCACTTCGGTAAAAACATCAAACTTTTTTGGGAGCGAATCCCATTCTGCCTGCGTAGTTATTCTAATCATATTTTTTCCTTGCCCCGGAATCCGCCAGGGCCACGGTTTGTTGTTTCTGGCAGCCAGGACCAATCCCGGCGCGTCTGCTTTTTGCGTCTTTCAGCGGCCTTTTGCAATGGCGGCAGCGCGGGGAGGCGTGGAGCCGCCATATCAGGCGCTTGAGGATGGCGGGGAGGGTCATATCCCTATTTCCTTTAGCATGATGTAGTCCTCTGCCCCGGGGATTTTAAGCCCCAATTCCTGCTGGCAAAAATCAATCACCAGTTGGAGATATTCAGACATTTCCGTAACGGTAGCGTTGCGCTTCATTTTTACGACGCGCACTAATTTCCCGTCAAGCGGGCTGAAAATCTCTTCGGCAAAGAGTTTATCTTTAAGGAAGGCATCAATTTGGTCAATGCTGAAATCATTGCCGTCCTTTTTCAATCTTCGCCGGAGTATGGGCAACACGCATCCATAATAGTAGCCCAACTGCTCCATGCTTTTGCTGCGCTTATGGAGCCGGTATTGCACATCTACTGGCCCCTCTTTCAGCGTTTCTCGCAGGATAGCAGTCAGAGCGATAAGCTCCTTTTCCGACTGCAAGAATTGCTGCTCCATTAGAATTTATCCTCGTCAGCTTGCTTATTCGCCATGCGCTCCTGCATAGCATTTGTCGCGTTCTCGGCCTCGATAGCGCATATCCGCTGCGCTCCGATATTTACCGCTAATGCCATTGCCGCCGACTGTTCGGGAAAAAGAAAAAATTCCTGTGTTTCCCATGTACCGTCCTTGTTCTTATGGTTATACTCGAACTTGTAGAACGGTTTCCCGTCTGATCTTTTCTCGCCCTGAAACATTGCGAACCCGCCCACCTTTGATAATACCTTCATTGTGCTGCCTCCATTTTGGCTATGATAGCCTGAATTTTTTTTGTGCCGCTTTCAATTCCTGCGAGTAATGCCTGGTGCTTTTTCATGTCTGGCGTTATGCGCTGGATATAAAGCGGGTTTTTGAAATGCGGATTGTAAGCGATAAAGTCCCACCATTCGCGTCCCGTTATCAACAGATTCATTTGCACTTGCCAAATGTATCCGGTGTCAATTTTCCCGGTCAGGCATAGGTCTAAAAAGCGCACATCATTAGGGCTTTTGATTTCCATGCCGCCATCAAAGCTTACAAGACCGTCCGGCGAGCATCCGGCATAGTCGCCATATTCTATGAATCCTACCTCCTCGATATCGTCATGCGTCCGGGCATATAGGCTGCGGGCTTCTGCTTCCAGTTCCTTGCCGCGCTCGGTATCCGCGTTGCCTTCCCATTTCTCTGCTGGTAGTCCTGTCAATCGCTCTGCTGCAAGCCTGATGCAAAGGGTTTCTAGCCCCTTGCCATCCGTGGCTATCGCCTGCGCTTCGCTTGCCGTAAGCCTTCCCAGCCGCAGAGTGAACCATTCCGGCGTTCCTTGCTGAACGTTATGATTTTTTGTCTGCATCGTTGCCTCTGATTATTGCGGCCTGTTCTTTGCAACACTCAAGCCGACTTGTGTCGAACGCCGCGCCCAGTTTTTTCAGCTCGACATTGATCTTATTGAGTTCATCAATCGTCTGGCATTTTGCGATAAGCGCAATATCTGTCGCGGATAATGGTTTTTGTGATACCTTCGTTGACACCTCATGTGTTTTGGCATCGGCATCATTATCCCCTTCCGTCGGTATGCAAAATGTCTGCAAGCAAACATACTTATAAGCGGCACTCATGGCCTTATTTGTGGCCTTATCGCCCGTATCCATGGCTTCACCGGATACCTTGGCTGTGTGCATGGAGCCATCATCTGCGTCGACGAAATCAAATTCCATATCCAGCACCACATAGAACAACATGCCGCCGGTCTTACTCGGTTCTTTTGTAACCGTTCGGGACAAAACACGGGGCAATATGCAAAGCCCATTTTTTGACAAGAGTGGCGCAAGTGCATTGTATACGTCATCAATTCCGCGAAATGCGTAATTCTGTTTTTCGTTTTTGCGGTCTTTGCCTATGCCTACTTTGCATATTTCGCCCTGTACGGCGCAAATCTTTTTGTAAACACCCTTTGCATTTTCCATTTTAATCTCCGTTTTAGTAGTGTGGGTGCTATTGCGCGACCGAGATATTACCTTTATCGTCAATCTTTACAGCACGCACGAGGGTTTTTGACACATCATCGATAAATGCCTTGGTGAAGGCATCCCGCAATTCAAATTTTATTTCGAGGATTTGTTTCTCCGTGGATTTGTCTAAATGTTGTCTTACTATCTGCTCAAGCCGGTTGATGCCGTTATAAGAGCGGCTACAGTTAGAATCGACTTTTTCCTCCATCCATTCTTTCATGATCTTGATTGCCCGTTCAGTTATAGTTTCAGGCTCACCCTTCTTTTCACCCCATTGATTAGTATTAGGTATGGGCTGATTAAGGAAATCAGTTGCTATAATGGCAAGTTCTTTCTCCATTTTGTCCACGAAATATTTTTGCGCCTTTTCCTGTAAATCTGCACGTATCTCGCGTTCAAGTTTGCTATACAATTCTTCGTCGAAATTCTCCCTGATGTACTCCTTAAGTGCTTCCTTTACTGTCTGTTCAGTCAGTATCTCTTCCAGTTTCATAACATCTCCTTTGTTTTTTTGGTTTTAGTCCAAATCAGTTAACCGTCTTATCCTCAATGACAACTTTCTGATAATCGGCGGTTTCACATTTGGCGATGGCGTAGGCGCATGTAATCGCCTCTGCCCATGACTGGAATTCCAGCGTCACGGGTTCTTCTACGTCCAGATTGCAAAAGCTGCAAGGGACGCGCACTTCAAATATTACCTCATGACAGCAGTCCTTATTCCATCGCGCTATGATCGGCATTATGCGCCCTCCTTCATCATCCGCGCCATTGTTGCCGGGAGCGGGCGGGAAATATCAGCCGCCAGCAAGCGGCCCATTGCGCGAGAGCGCGTCTTTTCCTCATCAAGCAGCACCATCAGCAGGGCCACTTTATGCTTATTACTGTGCGTGGAATAAACGATTCCTTCCACTATGTCCAGCGTTTCCAGCGGCTTGCGCGGTTCATCGGTCTTGTTTAACAGCCAGTTCCAGATGTTCATAATCCCTCTTTTCTGCAAAAAATTACCCTCCGGCACGCTGCATGTGGCGCAGGCAGATTGCACGGAGGGCGACACGGAACGGGAGGTTCCGGTAAATCGAGCATGAGAAATTTCCGTCAAAACCGTGTCTTGTTTCGCCTGCGCCATAACCTAGTTTAGTAGTTGTGTGCAGACTTTGCAACTAACTTTTGTGCTACGTTTATGTAACTTTCATGTAACGTACCGACGGGACAATAAAAAAGCCCCCGGCGGATGGATAGTTTGCCGGGGGGTTGCGCGGAGGCTGCGCTACTTCTCAGATGATGCAGGCGGGGCGGATGCGGGTGCAGCGGCTACGGACTGTGCGTCCATTGCTGACTTTGCGGCCTGCTCTTTAAGCGACTTGACGGCGAAGTCTATGAAGTCGCTGATTTCCCCGGCAGTCTGCGGGTCCATTTTTATGGTCTGGAACCATAGCATAAGCGACTGCTTTTTCTGCGCGCCGAGTCCGTCGTCCGGCATTATCAGGTCCAGCAGCCGCACCGCGTATATGATGATGTTTTGGACGTAAACACGCGCCTTATCGCGCTTCTCCGGCGGCAGCGCGTTATAGTCCAGCTTCCCAGCCAGCGAGCCGAAAATCCAGCTAAACTCCGACGTGTAAATCCCGGAGAGCTTAGCTTGCGCGGTGCTGATTAACGACGGCAGATAATGACGTATCACCGCGCCGACAAGCCCGGTGCTTACGCCGAATATGGCGAGATGCTGCGTGATTAGCGATATGAGTTTTTCCATATTAAAACACCTTCTTGACGCCGACGCCCGCGCCAATAGCCCATCCCAGATTGCGGAAGTCATAGCCGAAGGGAACTTTGAGCGTGAACGCCGATGATATCGCGCTTATCGTCCCGGAGTCCAGATTAAAGGGCAGCACTTCCAGCATCCCCGTAACCGCCGCTTTCATTGCGTCATCAAGGTTAAGCTGCGGCCCTGCGGTCAGAGCTATGGACTTCGGGTCATTCGACGGAGCCGCCGCGCCCACGAACGCGCCGAAGCGCCCGTACTGTGCCAGCGTTATGCTGCCGCCGGCGCGCGCGTTTATGTTGCCGACAGAGTGGAAAATATCCCACGACTGGTAAGCATCACCGGATACGATTCCAGTGCTGAAGTTCCCGTTTCTGTACACAAACGGGTTTGTGCTGCTTGCCGTTGTGGTTGTCGTTGAATCGTCTGCCTTCGCGGGTTTGGCGATACCGATGCACCATAATGCTAAGAGCATTAAGGCCGCCAGCCGAGACATACTTTTCATAATCTTCCTGTTCATATTTTGTCATTCTCCTGATTGAGTTTGTTTCACAGCGCGGGCAAATGCCTGGTCTGTGATACGTCTTGTTGCAGATTGTGCAAATATACTGCCGTATGATAATCTCCTCCTAAAAGAAAATATTTGCGCCGTGCAATTCCTGCGCAAGCTTGCGGAATTCCTGCCACTCGCGCTTACGGAGCCGGTTATATTCGCATTGGATACCCATGTCCCAATCCAGCTTTAGACCGGCGGCTGCTTCATAATTCGCGACGCGCTTGCCAGCGGTCTTTAATTGCTGGAAAAATGTCCCATGTTCACAGAGTTTAAGGCGTTCATCATATGGGTATTTTTTCAACAGTTTCGCGTCGCAAATAAAATAATTGTAGCAGATGTCCACCGGCATTATGGGATGGTATGGAGGGGACATTACCAATGTCCCATTTTGCATATTTCCGCACCAGCGCATTATCTCGCCGGACCCCCTCGCCAGATTGAAGCCTATGAGGTCATATGCTCCAAGTAAGCCCATCGCGGATTTAATTGCCGTGGGATTTATAACGGCAATAGAATCCTGCGACATCAGCACCGGGCCATTGCACATTGAAGCCAGCGTATTACGGGCCTTGGATAGCCCGCAATCGTATTCAAGCGGTATATAATTGACTGTGCGCTTATAATGCGCCTCAAGCGATTCCAGTGCCTCCTCCGTGGCCTTGGTATGGGTTTGGTCGCCAATAAGTACCGTCCAGCCGTGGGGAATGACCGTTAACGTGCGTTCTACAGACCGGACCAAAAGCTCCGGCCTGAGAAACGTGGTAACGATAACGGTCAATTCGGACATTATTTAAGCAGCCCCACATGCTGCCAGCCGCGTATTTTGGCGGTGTTTTTATCTTTGACGGCTTGCGCGAACTGCGCGGCAATCGCGGGATCGGGACGGAGGCCTTTTACAATATCCGCGAAAGTAACCGGGGCGGCTTTCGGATGGTAGTCCGTGTAATGCTCTGGCGTGAATTTGGAACCATCTATTCGCAGGACTTCCCAATGCAAATCAGAAACATGCACCGGGATTTTAAGCGCGGCGATATGCTCCGCGTAGCTGTCCTCGAAATGCTTCACCGCGGGTTTATGTATGCTCCACATGCGCCAGAACATTTGCAGGGACTGCGCCAGATATTCCGGCTGTCCCATGAGCCAAATATCCGTTAAGCTGCCTTTCTTGAGGAAATAGCCATGCGCGGCGGTGGTGAGGCCCTGCCGTTCAATTTCCTTGACGTCAAGCGCCGAAGTGTAGTTTACGTCCGGGCGCGTCAGGATGATGTAATCGTACTTGTCCGCATCCATTGCCAGCCGGAACGCCTTATTTGCGCTCTCATATGCCTTGTTGACATATGCCACATCCATCGCAGCATAACCGGGAGTTGGAACAATCTCGGTTTGTTCCTCAACAACAAGTTTTTTAGGCGCGTACACGCCGACAATGCTTTTTTTGTTGACCGGAACGGCGGCGAGCTTTTGCACCTCCTCAAACTTTCCGGCACTCCACCATGTTTTATTAAGCGCGTCCACCGTTGACCATGTGTGCATAAACACATCGACGGAATGACCAGCGTCCTTTAGTGGCTGGACTACGTTGTTGAACAGGTTGGAATAAGTGTCCTTATAAGTGCGGACATGACAGCAGAGGCAAAGGGCTATTTTCATTGTGCCGCCTTGAGTGCGTAATAGATAGGCCAGCGCGGGAATTGCGCGACGGGGAACGCCTGAGAAGCCCGCATTACGCCGTTTGTCTTGCCGACGTTGGCAATCATCGGTACTTCATAGCCGAGAGAGCCGCTTTGCTGCATGGGTGCGGGATAAAGCACGGCGACATGGCCATGCGACTGCTCTACCATGCAAGCAACCACCATGCGCCCCGCCTGCGCGAACTGCGCGGCATGTTCCATATTCACGGCTTCCCAATCGGGAGACGCAGCCATAAAGCCTATCATGTGCGTGGCAAGTTCATCCGGCGCAAAACCGGTATAGCCCATGCCAAGGGCTATACTTCGGACTGCCTGATTACAGTGGGTTACTCCGTCTTTAGGTTGGAATTCCGGCGCAGATACTGCGGCATCACACAATGCCTTGAGATGATTATTTTCGTCCATTATGACCCCTTATTAAATGCGATTTTGGCAAGGATGCCTAGTGCAATTGTCGCTTCAAGTCCGTGAACCCAAAGCAACAAACGTACACGGTCAGCGGTGAGCGCGTTATTTATTTTAACGTCGTTCATATCGCCCTCCAAAGCAGTTACGCGCTCATCCATGTTCCCCATATTACCGCCCTCTGGCTGATTTTTTGCCCCACTTCGCGCCCGGCTTGCGGTGAGAGAACATGGCGCGGGTCTGCGCGGCTGTGGCCTTCTTGCTGCTGAACGCGCCGTGCTTCTTGCCAGTCTTGCCTATGTTGAAGTATTTGCCTCCGACTTTGCGAATGCTCATAATGCGCTCCTTTTGCTGCGGATATATATAATATACAACATGAAGGCTATTTTTGCTGAAAATGCGTTGCTGCGGTGGCGGTAGCAGCCTGTGAGACGGCGCGGAATTCTGCTGGCGCAAGATACTTAATCAGCGTTTGCAATGCCTCTGCCGCCTCGGAAGGAAGTCCCAAAGCAGCTATTGCGGGAGTGGCAACAGCAGGGACTTTCATTCCTGCGCTTATAGTTGCGCCTGTCGCTGCTCCGACACTGCCACCAGCAAGACCGCCAATCAATGCGCCGCCGCCTGCTGCATAATACGGGATTGGGTTAGCGTTGACTATATCGGCCCGACGCGCTGCGGCGGTCGCCAGAGATGAAAGATTCCCATAGCGGATATTCAGCGGCCCAAGTTCCGGCGCGACTTCTTTCATTCCTGCGGCTATTTTCCCCGCGACTGCTTGCTGTGTACGATTCAGAATGGCATCATCCGAAGGATTGCCAGTGAATTTTGACGCAGAATATAGCATGGATTTAATATCCTGCGCTTCTGGCAATGATTTAACGCCTGCATACTGTTCCACATCCGACCAAAGCCCGTTAAGATTATTTATGAGCGTGGCATTGCGCTCCGGCATTTTCCCCGCTTCGTCTATGGCTTTTTCTATAGGCTGTGATATTTCAGAGAGATCAACAGTTGCATCGGGACGCGCGGCAAAAATTTTGTCGTATTCCTTGCCAAGCGCCGCCCTTGCATCTCCGACTTTTTCAATCAGGCTATCCCATGTGGGCGCAACAATTTTTTCATCCACCAACGCCTGCGCTGGATTGTGTCCATACGAATAATCCCGCTTATAGGCATTGAGGAAATACTGCCCCGCCTTCGTTGCGAACCAATCAGACACGCCACCAACGGCTTTTGTAGTCCAATCTAGCGCCTTAAGAGCATACGGCATAGCAGCCTCGGCTCCTAGCTGGATTGCGCCCTGCTCTATGGGTTGCGCTCCGGCTGATAATGCGGATTGCGGGACGGCATTGCTCCCCGTAAATGCCTGTGCGCCTTCTTTCAGCACTTGCGCGGACGCTGCACCAATTGCCGTACCGCCTGGCCCCGCAAGGCTTCCAACGCCTGCGCCGACAGCCGGAAGCTCATTTATTATGTCCTCGCCGCGTGGACTTGCCAATCCTCGCACAGCCTGCGCCGGATTTAGCATATCCTGTACTGCGCCTACGGCTTCCTGCGCACCGTGTTTTACCGTTTGCCAAATATTGGCAGGCTGTGCATCTGGCAACGCATTAAACTCCTCCGGCGTGAAAACATTGGACGGATGGACGGCGGCTACAGTATGTCCGTCTGGAAGTGCATTAAACTCATCCTGCGTAAGTATCGGCATTAGTATACCCACCGTCCTTTAGTGAAAGTTAAAAGCGTAGGTTTGCCATTGATTACCTTCGTGGCTTGCGTACCTTCAGCGGGGCCATTGCTGAGCGGCGTAAGCATCTGGTTGCTTCCTGCCGGACCGCCCCAAACATTCGCCGGTCCGCCTATTCCTTGGCTGCCATACGCGGCAGTAAACCTCTGTGTGTCAAAGGTCGGATTTCCCTTAGCGTCTGGGATGGTGAAATTGCCGCCCAGAACGTCCTGAGTTATGTTGTTGGCATACTCGTGCCAGCGTTGCTTATTCTCCGTCGATGAATTTATAAGTGTGCCATGCGCTATGGCGGCTTGGTTAAGATTCGCCAGCACAAGTTTTTGGTCAATGTCTTTAATGCGTGTGAGGTCGTCCTTGAGTTTGGCCTGAATATCCGGAAGCGTAACTGCGGCGGGATTATTCATCAGATAGCCTATTTTCTTTTCGAGGTCGGCCTTAAGACTGCCGTAAGATATGCCTTTGACTTCGGCCTCTGCCGGTACTCCGCCCTTCATTATGGCGGCAATATCCTCATTAACCGCCTGTAATTCCTGCGGCGTTATTTGGCCTTGCGAGACAAGCGCAAGCGCACGGTCGGAACGCATATTCAGTTGCCCTACCAATCCTAACGCCGAACCCCTCATCGCAACGTACTGGTTCGTTTCTCGGAACAACATATTCCAGGCGTTTTCCTGCTGGTTGAGCGTCATTTGTTGCTGGTCATTGCCCTGTTGCTTCTGCATGATGTTCCAGCGCACAAAGTCGGAAACATCGTTATCTTTCATTCCTATGAGCTTTCCGCCCTGCACAATATGTGCACCCTGTATAGGCTGATTATCCTTGTCCACCACAATGCCGTTTGTGCCGACGTGTGCGCCCACATCATCAGGAAATGGATTGCCGTTGGTGTCCACTGCGCTATCCAGTAAGTTATTTGGCTTGCTAAGATTTATACCTGATGCATCAGAACCCAACGCCAGCGCCACGCTGTTGCGGTATGACCCTGCATTAACTTGGTTGACTTCTTGCGCCTGCGCAGCGGCGTTAATTTCCTGATTCTTGGTGTATAGGTCCACCGCATCTTTTGAAATCTGCTGGATATGGTCAAGCGCTATTTTAGTTGGCATTCCTGAAAACGCCGGATACCTGTCCGCAATGCTCGGATATGTCGCGGAAAGCGGGGTCGCGTCTATCGTGCTTTGAAGTTCGGCCTGTTTCAATGCATAGACTTTTGCTGGAGCCTGTAGTCCAGCCGTGAAGCCCTGCAAGAAATTACCCGCGCTGCTCCCGCCGGGATTGGTTGTTGCCGCGCCCATGCCGCCGCCAGCGAGTACACCGGTCAACTGGTTTAGCGGATTGCTGCGGACAGACTGCACCGCCTGCATAGCGGGGTCAGAATTGGAAGCGTAGCCCTGCGCTGGCTGCGCGGCCTGTAATGCGGACTGACTGGCTGCATCAAGCGCCTGCGGGTTAATTGACGCGTCGCCGCCCATTGCCGCCGGGATATTCGCTGCTCCTGCCTGTTGGGACATTGCCATGTTTTAAGCTCCTTAGAGTATTGCGGCAAGCGCGCCGCCAGCCAAGCCGCCGATTGCGCCGAAAGTTGATTGCTGGTTCTGATACTGCCCCATCTGCGTTTGATACTGCGTATTCGCCAGATTGGTATAATAGCTCGCCATCTGGCTATCTATGCCATTCTGCGCTTCTAGTTTTTGACCTTGCAAATTGGCCTGTGCGTTTGCGTAGACATTCGCAAGCTGCGAGGTCGTGCGATTGAGGCCGACTTGAGAGACGGGGCTGTTATAAATTCCTTTCGCTGCGCTGGCGTTTACCGCATTCTGCATAGTCGTGCCATACATCTGCCCATATTGCGATTCCAGCGATTGCCCCGCCTGCTGATAATAGGTGTTGACATTGGCCTGCTGCTGATTTATCAGGTCGAGGGCCTTCTGATAGCCGCTATAATCGTAGGAGGGCTGATTGCCGGAACCTAAAACGCTGCCAAGCAGGCCGCCTACAGACACGCCAAGGCCGATATTACCAAGTAAAGACATTATTGACCTCCTGTTTTAAGCAGGCTTGTAGTCTGGTCTGATGCCATTTCTGGCCCTATTGGCCCAGTGCCGCGTCCATACGTTTCGGGGTTAGTTACATCCTCATCACCAAGTTGTCCAGGCTGCAATGAACCGCGTACTGGCAACTGCTGTTTATCCAGCATCGAAAGCCCCGCGCCCACGCCGCCCAATGCGCCCCAAAGCCCTTGCTGCGCTGCATATTTCTGCATGGCTGCTTTATAGGCGTTGTTTGAAAGTTGCATGTTGTATCCGGCAAGTGAGGATTCCAGTTGATTGCCCGCTTTAAGCTGTGCTTCCTGCAATGCCTGCGCGGCTGCGGCCCTTGCGCTGGAAATGGAGGAGCCGACGCTGGCCTTGGTTGCCGCAATAGTTCCTTGGTTGGCTATACCGCGTGCGGACAGGCCCGAAACGGCTTGCCCCGCCATCTGTGTACCAAGATTGGTCATGGAGGTATTGTAGGCCGCCGTAGCTGAATTAAACCCTGCCTGCTGGCTGCTCAACAGGTTGCTGTATTCATTCGAGGGCATAGAAATATTGTAATTGGGCGGTTTGCTGCCAAATGCGCCTATAAGACCGCCGACTGTGCCGCCAATACCTATAGCCGCGCCAATTATCTGCTGATACGGGGTAACGCCGGAAAGCTGCGCCGTGCGGCGGTTGTAGCCTAAAACGTCTGAAAGTTCATCCGAGAAAGCCATTTGCCCTCCTGTATAATATACAATTGCTGATTTAAATTATGTATGCGCTCATAAATTCAATCCCGCCCGCTAGGGCTCAAGCAGTATTTTGCAGACGTCGGCGAGCGAGCGCAGATATGCCTGCGCGTCCGTGCGGTTACTGTCCACCAGATCCGGATGCGCCGCCGAATCCGTCAACTCATAAAAACTGAAATGCTCCGTCAGTTGTTGATTTTCCATATGTTTCCTTTAGTGATGCTGCCACCAGCCGAGAATCCCGCTGATGATAGTTGATATGCCGATAGCGATTAGACGTTCGTCGCGGGCAGTCTGGCGCGTCTGCTCCATCAGTCCGGGAGTCTCACCGGTGCCCATGACTATCTTGTCGAGCTTTTCATTATTTTTTTCTATGGCTTCGATACGCGCGTCGTGCGTGGCCTGCCGCGATAGCAGCAGGTCTATTTTCTCTTCAATCCGTACAAGCCGGTCTTCAGTTCCCATGATTTAATATCCAATAGCTATCCAGTTGCAGTTATTAGTGCCGTTTGTTTTACTCTGAACAGCCATACTTGCGGCAGATTGTGAATTTACTCGGAAACCGTTAACATAGGGGTCATCACCATTACTGCCAAGTTCCGAAACAGTCGCCACGTATGTTGTTCCGGATGTAAAGGTTTTCGCGAAAGTAATGGTGGATGTTGAACCGTCAGTGAGAGACACTGTTCCCCATTGAATAATCAGCGAACCTAATTGCACATATGAGGGTGATGTGTATGATGTTGCTATAGCTTGTGGGGACAGTGCTCCAACTGTCAATGCTCCTGCCACATTCAGATTGCCATTGTTGGAAACCTTTAATAGCGCACCATTGGATATATTTCCGATTGTATATGTATCTCCATTACCCCAGCCACCAGCACCGGCGACCCATGTTGAACCGTTAACAGTGTAATGATATATTGAAGACTCACTTCCCGAAGCCGAAGGGTTTGTAATATGTAATTGCCCAGGGATTGAATTAGTTATGTTTTGCGTTAGCGTGAATACATTGGCTTGGTTAGTCTGTGCTGCCACAATAGTGTTGCTGGAAACGCTTGTAATTCTGCCCTTTGCGTCCATGGTGATTGTTGGGACTACCGTTGCGCTGCCATATGTTCCCGGGGTGCTAATACTTGCCAGCGTCGCCGACACGCTGCCGGAACCTGATGCGGTAACGTCGCCGGTAAGCGCAGTTATCCCGCCGCCGGACGGTAGTCCAGTCAAATGTGAACCGTCGCCGTAAAATGCGGAAGCGGTTGCGGAACTGCGGAACATAGCCGCACCATTCACATCTAGCGGATACTGCGGCATACCGGTGCTTATGCCCACATAATGGGCAGACGATACTACCACATCAAAAGAAGCGTTCGGCCACGTGTTATACCCGCCAGACAGCACTACTTTGCCTTTTGAAATATTGCTCCCAATCATATAGCAGTCCGGACAATTCGTGTATGGATTGTTGGTTTCTGGCATTGTGACCCACCAACCGTTATAGGATGGGTCGAATGCCATCCACACGCCGCGATATTGCGCGTACGGAATGCTGCTGGTGGATATCCACGCCATGTATGGGTACAGGTTGGAACCGCCACCACCATTTATAACGATGGGTCCCTGAAAAGTATTTACGCCGGACCATGTTTGAGTGCTTACAAGATGCCCCGCGCCCGCGTCAGTGGTAGATATCCCAGTCAGGTGTGACCCGTCGCCAAAGAAAGCAGACGCAGTTGCAGATGATGTTACAGTCATACTCCCGGCAGTTATGGGCCATCCACCGGTAATGGCGACACCGCCGCCCACCGTTAATGCTCCATCTATGGTTTCACCGTACGCACTAGTATTGTGAACACCCTTCGGACCGGAGCCATTGAAAACAATATCGTAACCGTTGGTTTGGATAGTCGTGCCGTCCACAAGATCGATGATTCCCTTGATATTAAGTCCGCCCGCGTTTTGGTTGAAAGCAGGCGTGGAAATATTCACGCCGCCGTTGAGGTTGGTCTGTCCGGAGAAAGTATTTATGTCTTGCACAAAGGTCTGGTTGTCTCCTGCGAGATGGGCGATGCCGTCGACTGTAGATATTGCGGTTATCTGCACGGTCCCGTCAGGGAACATAAACCCGCCATTCGCGGAACGCACGATGCCCCAGACGTCAAGGGGATACGCCGGAGCTTGCCCCATCGTCTCGCCGATGCCGACATAACCGTGATTGTCAACAAAGAAGCCACCATCTGCAGGATTGGTGCTTTGCGTGACCCGGAAATATTGTGATTTGAACCACGCGCCGTAAGAAATGCCGCCAATCGCACCGCCGCCCGTAGGGGTCAGCCCGTCGGTCCAACAGAACGCGTTATTCGCGCCGCACGTTGTGCTTTGTCCGCCCGCAATGGAATAGTTGCCAGATGCGGTATTACCATAGCCGCCGAGTACCGTAGAATATGAACCAGACGCGGTATTCCCCCATCCACCCAATAGCGAGGAATAATTGCCGCTCGCTATTTGCGTATTGCTTGACTGGATAGTTTGCAAATCTATGGCATTAGTGCCCTCTCCCGCTAACGTGCTTTGTATTCCACCAGTACCAGGAGCCAGTGAGACGAATCCCGCCGTGCTGGCGTAGTTGGCAGTCGCGGCATTGCCGGTAATGCTACCGCTGATGGTCTGCGTAAAAGTGTTGGGGCTGGTGAATGTATTTGACTGGTCAACATAGGCCAAATCCATAGGCAGTGTGCCAGTGCCGGAGCCGGACGCGACTGAGGTCTTTTGGAAATTGGCATACACAAATGAGCCGGTACTGTAGAACATGCCGAGATAAAGCGACGGAGTATCCTGCATACGCCCGGAAACGTACATATAGTTTTTTTGCAATGCAACAATCCAATACCATACATTTGCTACGCCGGAAGTGGGCAGTACGTTCACCGTCTGCACCGGCGAGGCTGATGCGCCCACGCTGATAGCGCTGGTGTTGGGATTGTAGGTAATGAAGATGTAGGCATTTGCGCCAGGCCGCGTCATAGCCATTTTGCTTTTAAGCTGGAAGTTATAGTCCACCGTGCCATAGGCATTCACGCCATCGGCAACGGTAACAGTAAGCGGCGTTACGGAGCCATCAACATAAAGTTTACCAGCCGTCCAGCTTACATAATTCGGGTTACCCGCGCTGTCTACATGACCGCTTTGCACATTCTGGCGAATCGCCGGATGCGTTACCGTATGGTTTATGGTCGTGTCCAGTTCCGAGGCTATGGATGCCGGGGTTGCGGACGTTTCAACAGTGTTCGGCGTGGTGGACTGTGCCGAGGCAATACTTGCAAATAGCGCAATCAGGATTATTGTTTTCATGTTATTGAGCCAAGGTCGGACGCACAAAGCCCATGCCATCAATTCCATAAATGGTTATCGGCGTGTTGGTCGCGCCGGTAACGTGCAGGCGATATTGTGGCGCCTGATTGGCAATCACGTTATCGCGGTGAATTTCCCGGATGCCGGAGCCGTCGCTGGTTTCTGTGTAATCGGTGAAGGTCGTACCTTGGTCAATGCTGAACCCGTAATTGAACGCTGTTGAAGCAGTAGCCAGATAGTCCAGCAGGATATATTGCAGATATTTCGGATAGTAGGCCGCGTTCTCCAACTGGTCGCCGGACTGCCATTCAAATGATATTTGTTTGCCCTCATCGCTGTAGCCGGTATCAAACGTGTCTATTTTCGACGTGCCATTTATCGCGCATTTTGGCGAATTTAGATAATTGAGCAGCGCCGGGCAGCCGAGGCTATATAAACTCCAATGCTCCGCCGGTTCAACGGACAGTTTCAGCATCAGATTATCGGTCGTGGCATTGCTGGACGCGACAGCGACATAATAGCGGTTGTTGTAAATCATGGCATGGGGGATGCCACCTACGGATGCGGAACCATATTTCCATGACAGCCCGAGGCTGGACACATAATTTCTGCTGCTTGCAGTTACAGCCCAATCAGCCATATCCACATGCAATTGCGCGTAATAATCGATTGCCGGAATAGAAAGATTACCGACGGTTAGTGGAAGCCATGTTTGAGTAGAAAGTGCCGTAGCCGTAGGCGCGGCGCGGTAATAGAAGCTTATGCTCGATATGGCAACCTGATATAAAGAGGAACTGGAAATGCTTGATGAAACCCAGTTTGTCAAATTGGAGGCGTAAATATCGGGCGATGTCCAAGAGCCTTTAAGCTGGCCAGAATTAATCGGTGTTGTGAAGTCGCCGAAAGGCATTGACATAATAAAGTTTTCCATAACTGTATCGGTAACGGTCGTAGAAAGACCTGTATAAACAGAAGTGGTACTGAGTGCGCCGGGTTGCAGCGTGTAAGTTGTGGTGGAGAAATAAACCACCCCGGTAGTGGCAGTAGAGAAAGCCAGCGCAACGCCACCATCAATATTAACTCTTGAGGTTATATATATCGGAAAATTGCCTGTCATAGTCCATGAGTTTAAATTCCAATCACCAGGATTACCACCTATATTGGAAATATTTGCAGTTCCGGTGCCGGTATTAGTAAACAAACTCGCACCGGTAGTAACACCGCTGTTCGTGAATTTGTCAAGATAACAAGTTGTCGAAAAGGAATCACTCATTGTTGCTTGGGTGTAGTCTATGGCAGAATTAATGCCAAATGAAGTTTGACACCCAACGCCTATGCCAGTAAAGCTACCTATATTCAGATTATTGGAATTGGATGCTATCACGAAATATTGAGATACTAGAGCTGAATTTTGGTCAGAGTATGCTTCCTTTGGATATCCGGGAGTGAAAAGAATTGTGCTGCTTCCATAAAGATTACCGGTTGATGTACTTACCATATAGGCATTCGCAGACGCTTCATCATCTCCAAAAAATTGTAATTCTGGAACATATTCTGCGCCACTCATAGTTATGTCGTCCCCGAAAGTAGTATTAACGGGTGCATTATAAAACCTCATATCACAGTACATACAGCTGACCGCCGTTGACATATTGACGGAATAAGCAGGCGTGGAAATCGTTGTAGAGGGTTCAGCGGGCCAGACGGGAAGCGTATAAGATGCTGCGGCGCTGGATAGTTCCAGAAGGTTATCTCCCTGCACAAACGCGCCGGATGGCTTAATCGTCCCGGTCTGCCACATCACATCGGTATTATAAAGTTGCTGCGTCAGCCCGAATTGCGGTTGCGTTACGTTCTTGAGAATGGCATTAAGCTGGTGCGCGGTATGCTGCACCTGCATCCACATGTTTATGGTATACATCTCTCCGTCTTTGCCGAGGAAATAGATGCTGCCGTTATATTCTCGCACCGTGTCGCCAGCCACGCAACCTACGGAAGAAAGCGCTTTGCTGACCGAGAGATTGTACTCGTCCTGAAACTGCACTTGCCAGATACCGGAATCCTTAAACACCAGTAAATAGCCGCGATAGGGAATGATTGCGTTTATCTGTCCGCCATCGGAGGGATTTATCCAAAGCTGATAGAGGGCCGAGAATGACCCTGCAAGCGTCGGGTCTATCTGCGCGCCCGTTGTGTCGGCCAGCACCGTAAAATCCAGTTCGCTGCCGTTGCTGCTCGTATTTGCCATCCATACGCGGGACTGCCAATAAAGGATATGCTTTGCCAGCGGCGCGGTGGTGGAAGTTCCGGAGCCGTCCAGCAGCACGGTATTGCTGCCGTCCCATGTAAACGGTGCGATGCTTTGCGACGTTACCCATAGCTTGTTGTTGACTGTGGCGAATTCGTAATAATCGTAGGGTAGACCGTCTTTAACTTTCGTCCAGCTATTACAATCCTGCGTGGCGTAAACGCTATATCCGTCCGTGGCGACAAGATATTGCGTGCCAGCGTTTCGCGAAAACTGCCACATATTGACCACCTGATTGCCGGTCGGATAGTTGCCGCACACCACGGAGCCGCGCCGGGATGTCAGTGCGCCAAAGGTCTGGTCCTCGTCCATGTTCATCATCCAAGGGCTTTGCGCATCCGGCAGATACATGGGCGCGCTGGTAGGGTTCACGCCGCCGGTCATGTTGCGGAAGGCGTGATCAAACGGCTTATCCTGCGCCATTACAGGCGCGGCAATCAGCAACAGAGCGGCGATTATGCGGAGCATGGGCTTCTCCCTACATCTTGGTCAGATTGAAGGACTTTAGCGTCCCTTGGGTCGCGGTGGCGGCTTGCGTGTTGATTTTTCGGAAGTTGTCAAAGGTTTCAAAGGCATCCTTTGCCTTGTCCGGCTGGTTCAGGTGGTTTAGATAAACCTTCCATGCCACATAGAACAGATAGCAGTTGTTGAACAGAATGGATAGCGGCAATTCCTGCGTGGCGACAGTCAATTGCGCCGGCAGCGTCTTGCCGTAAATCTCGACCGGCACACCGGTATAGATCGCCAGCGGAACCGGCCAAAGCATCCAGTTTAGCACGTCCATGCGGATTATGAAGGTCGGGATACCCTGCGGCGCGTTCAGCCAATCAGGGTTTTGCAATACGAAACTGTCAAAATCGGTTGACTTTAGTTTTTTGTAGGATGCGTCGGGGTTCTGAATAGCGGCATAGTCCAGGCAGAGCAGGTTTTCTCCCATCGTCATGGTGGTGGCGCTGGTCAGCGTATAATTGACCTTGGGAAATGAGCCGAGATAAGCCATCAGTTGAAGCGTACACTCGTTGACATATGTCAATACGTTTGCGTCTGTGAAATGGGAATTAGCCGGGTTGGTTTCTAGCACCATCGCCCGGACTTCGTTTATCACGCCCTGGACTGTCATTGACATTTTTACACCGCCTTGGAAGTATGAACCCTCCCCCGCCGGAGAGAAGCAGGGGAGGGAACGGAGGAGCCGCTACACGGTAAGAATCTGGCAGCCTACGGGGTCCTTGATGATGTTCATGCCGTACAGGGACCATGCGACTATCTGGTCCGCTGCGTAGCCGGTCATCGGGAACGGCCCTTTGAGCGCGGGGTTGCGCTGGATTGCGGTGCCGACGCAATCGCGGTAGAACAGTCCACCCACCTGCCCGCCGGAAACCGCCATCGAAGTATCGGTTTTCCAGAATATCGGGATGCTGTGGAGGGTTTCCACGCGCAGCTGGATGTCCTTTTCGTTGCCATCGCCGTCCATGCCCTTGATTATGCGGTAATTGGTCGCATAAGAGGCGGTCAGCTGCTTGACGGTGGACCACTGGCTGCCGGGAAGCACCCATACAAGGTCTTCCGGGTTTTCCAGCGGGACGTGATTCTGCACCAGCTTGCCGATGGCGGTGTCCAGCACGGCCTCCGTGAGATTGGAGCCGAGAGAGCCGACGCTGTTCGTGGTCAGCGACTGCGCGAGAACCGCGAGACGCAGGTCCATGTTGGACGATATCGCATCGGCGGCGTTGACAGAAAACGCGGCAGGAAGGTCCACGCGGGACTGTACCTGCGTCGCCCAGTCCAGCTTGAACGGAACGCCTTTGTACTGGTCGACAGTAACCACCGCGGCGGTTATCTGCTGCGTGTTGCCGGTCAGTGCGGAGGTCGTAGGGTCAATGCTTACGACAGTCAGACGCGGCATGGAAGCCAGCGTTACTTTCTGCCCGTAGGCGGTAACCTCGGCAGTTTCGTTGCGGGTATGCTGCCACGCGCCTACATGGTCATACAGTGCCTTGATGTAATCAGCGGCGAATACCTGACTTGCTACGCCATACGCAGGGTCGCTAGCCTGCGCTGGCAGTTCGTTAAATATTGTATCCGACATGGTGATAACTCCGTGAGATTAAGATTTGAGCTGTTTGTATAGCTCTTTCCACGCTTTGGACGTGGGTTGAAGCTTTGACATCTTTGCGAGTATGGCCTGCTTATCTTTCGCGTCTGCTACAGTAAGTTTAGCGGTCGGAGTGCGATCTACTGGCACGGTGGTTGAGGTGATTCCCTTTCTGGCCTTATAGAGTTTCCGGGCTTCGGAAATGGCAACTTCTGGGTCCACGGCATACAATCTGGAAAGGCGGCTATCGGAATCCACCAGGTCAATGACATCCATCACGCCCGAAGGCAGCGCGGATATCTCTGCATCACTGGCAAGGTCTGACAGGGCTTTCTCCTCTTTGCCCGCTATGGACAGTTTATGCGTTTCCTTTTCCACTTCCTGCGCGACACGGCGAGATATTTCGGCTTCCACGTCCTTCCCATCGGCGGCGCTCGCTGCCTGTCCGGTGGTGCCTCTGGCTTTAAGCTCGGCATTCTCTTTTTTGAGAGCGGACCGCTCCTGACGGAGTTTTATAAACGCGAAATTCGCTTTAGAGGTCGCGTTCAGTTCGGCGCTCTCGGCGCTCTTATTGTCATTCGCAGGCGTTCCGGCTTGTCCAGGCTGCCCCGCTTTCACTTCTGCGGCCTTCTGGGCGGTCGCGGCGGCGGCGGTCTTAATCTCAGTATCGGTCATTGTGTTACCTCGCTTTTAAATTGGCGGCTTATACAATATACAATAGTTGGTTATTTGCGCTCGTATCTTTTGTGCAGATTCAACGCAATATCAAGGCCGTGGCAAAGGCCTATGATGCGGTCAGCATTGCCCTTGTCCGCGTAGGAATTGTATAGCACTTCCTGCTTTATTTTTTCCAATTCCTTGAGATATTCGCGGAACAGTTCATTTGCCATAAGCTGGCCCATGAAATTGTTAACGCGGACGGCGCGTTCTACGGCCTCTTTGTTGATAAGCGGTATATTCTGGGGCATTTATTTGCTCCTCGGGGGGATTTGCTGCTGCGGCAGGCTCGGTACGCTTGAGCGTATCGCCTGCGAGGTCATTGCGGTATCTCCGGGAGCCTGTAGCACCTGCTGGCCTCCGGGGACGATGGAAGTCTGTGCCGCGCCGATATCCTGCATGTTGTTGCCGCGGTTAATGCCGCGCTGTTCCCTGCGTCCGGGCTTTCCGGCGGCTATGCGCTGCTCTCCGGCGGGTATCTGGCTTGCGCCATCCTGCGGCCCTGCGGCTTGCTGCGGCTGCGGGTTCGCCATCTGCGCCATCACGTTCATGCGGAGCATATCGGCCTCGGTTATCGGCTGCACGCTCTTTTCCCAGTCCGGCACTTGCATGGTCTTGAGCAGCTCTATAAACGTCGGCGCCACGGAGACCTTGTAGCCGTTGATAGCATTGGGCGGTACGCTATTCATGATTTGCAGAGCTTGCAGCAGATGATTGATTTTGGAGGGCCGGAAATCCTGGTCGGTCATGGTCTTGACGCGGACATTATAGTCCACTTTGATCAGCGTCGGCTCCACAGTTACGGGCGTTTTGCCAATGTTGAGCGTTACCGGCTTGTCCTGGTACCGGAAGCAGTTTTGCAGGATAACCTTGATGTGGTCGCGGACGAATGGGCCAGCAAGCAGTTCAGACGTAACGGAGATATTGCGGACGGCCTCGTTCATCGCCAGTGATACCTCGGTCGCCGTCGCGGAATCACCCTGCACCATTGCCTGTAGCGTATCGGTCGCACCAGACGCTTGCCGGAACTCTTGTACAAGCGCGTTATACTCGCCGCCCAATACGCCCAATGTTGCGGGCGCGGGCTGCAACGGCGTTAGCTGCCCATCCATTTCCACGATGCCGAAAGGCCGCATCGTCCACGCGCTATCCTCTTGACCTACGCTCTTGGACTTAGCGAACATATTCGCCCCGGCAAAGCGCACCGTATCTAACAACGCCGCCCGCGTGTCGTCCATCTCTTTTAGCAGCGGGCGGAACAACGTGCCGATGCCATTGCCGAGCGGCTCCACGTCCAGATTGTTGATTGTGGCAACGCGCACAGGCGGCAAGCCTATAAACCGCTCACAACGAATTAAATGCGTCCGGTTGAGTATACAGACGATATAGTTTTCGCCGTCATACTTTGCATCCAGCGGCCCGTAATAGGTCGTAACCTCTAAGCCGTTGCGGAAAGTGGTGTCAAAATAGCCAGACCATGCAAGACGCTGCTTAACCCACATGTTAGCATCGCCGCCGGGATTGTAGGTTTCGTCCAGCGCCTTTTGCACCTCGGACAGGTCATAAATCTTGCCTTTGGGGTCAGTGCGCTTTATCGCCTCGGCGTATTGCTTTGACGTGATATCCGACAGGCACATCCATGCGCTCTCGCTGATATCGTAGGCATCGAGAGAAAACGCGCAGTTGATAAGCGGCACGACGTTGAACTGCGTGCAGGAGCGCGGCGCGCCGAGGAAGGTTGTCTTGAGTGGCTCGTACGGCTCGTGGACAACGCCGGTACCATAAAGCCATGTGTTGTAGAGCGCTTTGTAGAGTTTATTGTTATAATTGGACAGCTCAAGCTGCTGCTGGACGTATTGCTCGCCGTAGACCAAACTGCGCGGGTCCTGATGGCCCATCACGTCGTTGGCCTCAAGCTCAAAAAAGGGCCGCTGGCTGGTCAGCATGCGATAGCTCATGGCGGTCAGTGCGCGGTTGGCCTTGAGTAGCTCGGCGCAGTTCTGCACCGGCTTTGTGTTCTCGCCGCGAACGGTTGACTCTTTTCCGAGTAGCAGCGCGCCGAGCTCTGACCACTCGGACAGACGGTACATCATCTTGCCTTCGTAGGTTTTCTGCTTGTCCAAAACCTCGTCGCAGATTGATTTATTGCGTTCAGTTTTTTTTATAGCCATGTTACCATCCTCTATTTGGATTTACGACGGAAAAAGTGAAGCTCGGCTTTTGCCGCTCCTTTATTTTTGACTCAAATGCGTCCATCTCCTTCATGCTCATCCAGCCGTTTGGGTTCGTCTTGATTTCCGGCGCGGGCTTAGGAACGCGCGGCATGGACACCGCGCCCTTGGCGATTAAAAAAGCCAACCCATACCGCATAGCCGCGAGAATATCCGGCTCATGCTCGCCGAAATTCCATCCCTGCAAATGACGGATGATGTTTTTGCATCGGGGCGCGACAATGAGCTTACCCAGTTTTATGAGCATCTTAACGTCGGAGATTGAGGTTTGGAGGTCGCGAGTTCCGGGAATTAAATCAATCCCTGACTGGTGGAAGCGGGCGGCAACGCTCTGCATGTCGCTCTCGCGCCGCCAGGCGCTGCTGTCCATGATGGTTGCTCGCGGGCTGTATGGCATTTTTTTTATGTCGGCGCAGATATCCGGGATGGGCGTATTATTAGCGGTGTACTCGTCGGCGACGTACAGCGCATCATTTCCGAGGACGTGGATGATCGCGCAGCCAGTCTCATCTGCAATGCCCCAGTCCATGCCGCGCACGGTGTACTTGATGTCGCCATGGGGCTGACCGCTGACGTGTTTTTGCGGATTAAACTCATAATAGATCAATCCCGACCACTCAAGATACTCCGCCATGTACTCTTGCGCCCAATCATCATCAGAGCAAGACGCTTGCAGCGCGGCGATTTCGGCGGCGGGCAGGTAGGGATTATCGCGGATATTGTAGTGATGAATCGACCACTCTGCATCAGTGCGTCCATCCTCCTCTAATCGCTTAAAAGTGTTGCAACCATTAGGAGAGCTAATAATCATTGCGGAGCCGCGCCGATCGATGAGTTGCGGGCGCAGGATTTTGTACCACAGCTCCTCCGAGTGCTTCCAAAATGCGAATTCCTCGCACACCAGAAAATCAATCGCACGTCCCCGCAGTGCATCCATGCTATCGCACGTTTTGAAAAATATTTTTGCCCCATTCGGAAACGCGAGATACATATCCTGCTTATGCTCGATCCATATCCCAGTCGGCAGCAGAGCTTTGAGCGCAGGCAGCGCGACTTCGCGGGGCTGTTTTAAATCCGGCCCCACAAACCAACACACCGCTCCCGGATGAGTCAATCCCATTTTGATTAGCCAATACAGTGCCAGCCACGTCTTGCCAAATCTTCGCCCGGCGCGGATGAGCGTAAAGCGTTTTTTTGCGGCGAGGATATCGCGCTGAGCGGCGGTCAAACTGACGCGGATGATAGCGCTCATGCGGCCTGCTCTCTAGTGTCGTCGGGGATTTTTGATTTTTCCCTCGGCGAATAAGTATCCTCAATTATTTGGATATGCAGTCCCCCCTCGGGGCTACCATCGATGGAAATAGTTTTTTTCTCTTGCGCGAAAAGAGATTTATATTTTCCGAGCAGCTCCAATGCGCGGAGGGCAGCCTGCGCATCCGCTGCGGCGCGATGGGATGGCTTTCCGCTAATGGGATTTTCTTTATAATCAAGCGGCTCCGCGCACATTTCAGCTATTTTTTTAATCCCGCGCAAGATATACTCCGTCGTGATCTCGCATTTTTCCATCGAGGATTTCGATAATTCCGAAATGCGCGCTTGGATTTCATCATTTTTCAATAATTTCCCGGCGATGGCATACGCAGTTTTCGCAGAAAATCCGGCACGAATCCCCGCCTGAGTCGCATTTAAGTCTTTGATATACTCCCTACAAAATTTTTCCCGCCTTAGATTTAGCATATAAAATATACAATAGCTAGCCCTCCCCCCCCTCTATATCTATCCCTCCCTCCATTACAAAAATGTAATGTAAAAGTTACGCAAGAGTTACACAAAAGTTACGTTGCACCTTTTGACACCGGGATATAGAGGATATGGGAGGATTTAAAATATAGTTTTTGCTTCTGTGTCCCGGCGGCGTGAACGCCGGGCGATAGAAGTAAAAATCAATCGGGAGAAATAGAATGAATGATGAAATCAAAGCCCGCAGAGCGGAACTCCGCGCATGGCTCAAAAGCAAAGGGCTGTCCGATGCTACATTTGCGTCGGCGGTCCCCGCCCCATTAAATACTATCCGGAAATGGATATACGCGGCATCCGCGCCGCGGCTGGCGTACCGGGCGCTATTGCAGAATAGCTTTCCTGATTGCCCTTGCCTGAGGTGGCAATAGGTTGGCCCGATTGGCCCGAAAAACGTAAAGTGCCGGGGGATGGTTCCCCGGCATTTTTCATTTTGGCCCGAAAAAAGCTAAAGCTCGTCAGTATCAAATCGCACATGCCTCACCCTGCGCCCGCGATGTATGATCGCTTTATCCGCAAAATTAGCCAATATAACGCGTTTGGCCCGGACTTGCTTCATCCGGTTCCGCAATCGGCTCTGCATCACCAGTAGCAAAAAATTATTAAACGTGCCGCGCTCTGGATTGTATCGATTTGCACAATACAGAATGACCTGCGGGATAAGCTCGTCAAAGTCGTCTTGGAATGCAGAATTTATGCGCGAGCGATTATGTGCGAGATACTGGCCACAAACGGCCCAGGCTGCTGAATCTCCCGCAAGCAATTCCGCAGGATTCACAGCCGCCTCCCGCCGGCTGCGCAGATACCCATAGCGACCGCACCAATCACAAAGCCAGTAACAAGCCAGACGTAGCACATTTACTTGCCCTCCCATAGCGAGACATGCGCACAATCCTTGCACAGCTTCGGTTTATTTTCCATCGGCTCCCTCGATTTTCCTCACAAGATGATCCTCATTAAAAGACATGTATCCGCTAACGCCCGGATGGTCAGAGCAGTCAACGGAAATCCCGATATAACCCCAGTTACCACCCTCGATAACCTCGATTACTTGCACCAAATCCTGACAGCAGCCACCGGCGATAAGCCAGACATCTCCAACTTTGATTTTATTTTCCATCCTTCACCTCTCCCTCGACGGGGACAAGATTTAAATTGGATTTCTCCTCCAGTTTCGCCAGCGCGGATTTAAGGGTGTTCTTCGGGCAAGAACGATGCTTGTTTTTTGCATTGCATCCCGGATTTTTAAAATCTCCACAAGCCGTGCATTCAATTAGGTCTAGGACCTTTGCCGCCGCCTCCACCACCTTCGCATACTTTGCCCGTTCCTCAGCCTTTCCCTCCTCGCCTTGCGCTTCCAGTAGTTTTACTCCATAGCGCAAAATTTTGATTTTTAACACGGCGGCGTAGGCGGCGGCGTAGGCGGTGGCGTGGGTGGCGTCGGCGGCGGCGTGGGCGGCGTGGGCGGCGTGGGCGGCGGCGGCGGCGCGTTCCGTTTCCAGCGCGGATGCCACCAACTTGAAAACATCGCCGCTTTCGTTCAGCATCTCGATAAATTCCGGCGACAACTTGGCCTTGTTTTTACCGTCCGAAATAGTGCCGGACATTATTTCCCCTCCGCTTTGGCTATGGCAACGCAGGCTATGGTGTGCATGTCCTCTATCCCCTCTTGTGTCAGCGCTTCGCCGTCTTCAAGCGCGGCTTTTATCCGTCTCAACTCCCCAAGCAATTCCGGCGCGGCGGCGATTAGGCGGGCATTCGCTTCTGCCTCGGCGGCGGCTTCGCCAGAGTAGCACCCCCGTTTGAAAAAGTTTCCCGTATGTACGGTTATCAGCCTGCTGCCATCAGCGCGGTCAAGCTCCATCACACCGTACACCGCCTCATCACCGCTGCGGCTCTTACAGTATCTCCACGGTCCCGGCGTGTGTTTCGTTTTCTTGGTCATAATCCCTCTTTTTACTTAGATTTTACCGCTTAAATCGCGGGGCCTCCGGCTGTCCTGCGTCCTGCGCTATACTACTTGTATATCATGCTTGTGCTAACTTGTCAAGTCTTTTTTTTCTCGTCGAGATATTTCGGCTACAACTTAGCGAGCAGTGGCATGCGTTGCCTCTAAAAGCATGGACAGCCCGCACAGAACTACAAGCGTCCACCATGTCCAAGCTGCTATTCTTGGCCTTCAACAACCCGCCTTGCGCTTCCAGTAGTTTTAATCCATGGGACAAAATTTTGATTTTTAACACGGCGGCGTAGGCGGCGGCGTAGGCGGCGGCGTGGGCGGCGTGTGCGGTGGCGTCGGCGGTGGCGTGGGCGGTGGCGTGGGCGGCGTCGGCGGCGGCGTAGGCGGCGTGGGCGGTGGCGTG